ATTATATAGTCAAACTATTTCCAAGCGAATCACCTAAGCGAATCACCCCGTTGAATATCTATAAAGTGATTCGTTTTTAGTGCAGCTTGCAGCCTGGAATTGAGAACAAAAGAGGAACACTGTAAAAGAATACCATTTATTGCAATTTAATTTGTATTTTCTTTTATAAGTAAAACAACAGCTTAATACTATTTACACAAATTAATCTGTAAAACATGCAAGTTTTTACTTGTCATATGTTTTCGGATATGGTCTTAATGATTCCACGGTTTAAGACCTAAGCAACACGAAACGGGCGGCGATGCTCAAGAGTTGCGGCGATGGTCAGAAACTATGAGACCCGAAACACGGTCGCACGTTATTTGAAATCGCTGACACTACCTCAAACCTAGGCGCAAGCCGATGATGGGAACAACTAAAGAGGGTGCTTTTACAGACTAGCCTGCGGGTCTCTGTTCAACTAGCAATGTGATTGACGCCTAATAAAGAGGCGCAAGGTTACCCTCTTTGGTTGGACTAGTAAGCGCCTGCAATCAACAGGCGTTTCTATAGTCTAACCTTAACAATAGAGAGAGAATATCATGTCTAATCTTGTAAATAATATCTTAACTTGTCATGGCATGGCGACACGCCAAGAAAAACTGGATGGCTTGCAATGGTACAATCGTGCAAGGCGTGACTGTCGCAAAGTTGCCAAGACTAAAAATCTAAGCCTCATGAAAGTTGTTGGCGTAGTGGCGGCATCAAGCCCTAACCTTGGATGGCCTAAGAATGTGCCAACTGCGGAGCAGATAATTGACGGTCACACGGCACAGATTGACCATGAAAATATTGACGGGTGCATGGCTTACAAAGCTAATCGCCTCAAAGGTTACAAGGTATTGGATGGCGTCAACAGATATGCGGCTATCCTCAAGACTTTGAACGGCCCTAAAATATCTGCATTCTTTGACAATATCATGGGCGGTGACAGTGTGACAGTGGACGGTCACGCTAGGAATATTGCATATGCTGAACGTGTAGGCTTGAAGTCTAACGCCGCCAACATAGGCAAGGCCGAATATCGTAACATAGCTCAAGCCTATCGTGATGCGGCGGCTATACTTGGCATCAAAGCCTGTGACTTGCAAGCTATCACATGGGTGACATGGCGCAGAATACACGGCATCAAGTAAAACAATATAAACCTATAGGAGAATAACATCATGGAACGCTATTTCATCAAGTCTATGCGTAGGCTCACCAATACAACCAGTGGCAATCCACGCTTTAAGTTTGTGGCAGTGGATCGCTTTGGGAAGACCTTAACGCTACATACTAAAGCAGATGCGGGGTGGTCTTATACTATCACGCACGGCTGGGAAAATCGCATGATTGATGGCTACACCCACGCCACCAGCCGCAATGTAATACTGGATTATGCAACAATATCGGAGACTTTCTAATGGCAAACTTAGACATAGACACAACTACCTTGGAAGTAGCTACTAGGGCTTTAGCTCTGTTTAAGTCTGAATATCCCGACAGAATAACTGTGTGGGCAGAGACAGCAGAGGGACAGCTAGACATCAAGATCAGTAGCATCCACAAGCTCAAGAGTGAGCGGGGTGGTCTTATGCGTAACCATGTATACTTTCACAAGACAAAAGCACTAATGGAGGTGTAAAATGCTAGTACAAGTTATCACACTCACCTATTCAGATGGTGATGAAACTAAATATGTGGATCAGGTAGGCACAGAGGATGCCGCAGAGAGTTACTTTATGTTGGATGAACACCGATCAGAAGGTGGGCATGGAACATTGAGGGTTTGTAAACTAATGGAGGTAAGCCAATGATATATGCAGCCGCACGAATAAGCCAAGACGTGTGTGACATGTTTGACACAACTCACAAAACAATAGCGCAAGTGGCTAGACACTTTCACCTGACTGAGGCAGAAGTTAAAAAGATATTGATGGAAGATGCTGACGCAATGGCTCTGACATTACAAAGAGAGAGAGGATAAGATCATGACTAAAGGTATCGTAATTAGCCTGTATGACTTCACAGGTGAAGCACTTAAACCATGGGCAGAGGCAGGCTATACCTGTCACGCCTTTGACATTCAACATGATGAGGCTGGATGGGTTGATCGCTTTGATGGCGGTGGTTCTATTCGCTTCCATAAAGCTGACCTGCATGACTATGCAACAATCGTGGAGCTGAAGCATGTCTTTGAGGATGTGAACGTAGTGTTTGGCATGGCCTTCCCTGTCTGTACTGACATGGCTGTATCAGGTGCGGCACACTTCAAGCGCAAGGCAAAGCGTGACCCTTTCTTTCAGATTAAGGCGGTAAGTCATGCCATGCGGTGCGCTGAGTTATTCAATGCGCTGGGCGTTCCCTTCTTTGTGGAGAACCCTGTCAGTGTCTTGGCTACCAAGTGGCGCAAGCCTGACCATAGCTTTCACCCTTATGAGTATGGCGGATACATCCATGACGATCAGGCAGAGCATCCACGCTGGCCTGAGTACATTGCAGCCAAGGATGCCTACCCTAAAAAGACATGCTTGTGGACAGGCAATGGCTTCACTATGCCATGGAAAGACCCAGTTCAACCTGAGGATGGACACAGTAGGCAACACAAAAAGCTGGGCGGTAAGTCACAGCGCACCAAAGATATACGCTCTGCCACACCCCGTGGCTTTGCTACCGCAGTATATGAGTTTAACAGCCAGACAGTAGAGGAGATGGCGTAATGACTAAGACAATAGAGAAGATCAGAGACTTGGGTTATGGCTGGACAGGTACACTGTACAGTGATGGCACAATGCGAGTGCAGGGTGACTTGCAAGGGAGTGACTGCATTGACCTACCCAAGGCAAGTGTGGACAGGTTATCTCGTATCTTTCGAGAGATCCAAAGTGGTATCACTATACAAGCAGAAGAGGAGATGGAGTAATGTATACGCTAGAACTAACAAGCAGCCAGATGCTTATGATGAAGAACATGATTGAGAGTGACATGTTCATGTCTGAACAAGACATTCCTGACTACAAGGATGAAGAGTATCTGCTGTACTTCCTTGATCGTTGCCAAGTATACAACCAAGTTTTAGATGAGCTAAGCACATGATACGCATCATATTGACCAGCAAGAAGACTAACAAAGAGATCTGCTACCACACAGTCAATCGCTTGGATGAAGCAGAACGTCATGCGGAAACTTATAGCCGCATGGAAGGTATCAAGACAGAGATAGAGGTAACACAATGAAGAAGAATTATCGCACAGCATATGACCAACTCAAGAAGCTAGGCGTCACAGTCTACGAGGATGACGATGGCTTTCGTATCTCAGGAGAAGACAACTATCCAGAAGTGTGGGCCGACTACTACTGTGAGTTTGGTGGTACTGTACTGGATGACTTTGGCGTCAATCACAAGATCAATGCAATCCTAGAAAATCAGGGACTATTCGCTGAGTGGGAGAACACTGGCGTACTTGGTGTTGCAGAAATGTAACGTGATATAATGGTAACATTGACGTTACTATCACAAATGAATAACACTACTAATGTCTAACATAGGAGAGAAAGACATGACTAACACACAAAACTCTAAGATCATCACACACCTTCGTGCAACCAAGGGTCTGACCCAGCGTGAGGCTATGCTGGACTACAGCATTCAGTCATTCACTAAGCGTATCTCTGAGCTACGCAAGTCTGGCTATCGCATTGATGGCGTGAAGGGTAAGCACCCTGTGACTGGTCAGCAGTACACACGCTATGTGCTTATTGATGAAACTAGTGGAGCATAAGCGTAAATACATAGGGTATGATGGTGATGGTAAAGTCATCATCATATCCACTAACAAAAGCATAGTAATTCAATACCTTAAAGAGAGAGAGAACAATGTCTAAGCCAATCAAAACAGAACTCACCCGTGATGAAGTACGCATAATACTTGAAGTCTACAACTGTATGGACAGCATGGTAGATGACACAATGGAGATGATGGATGTGCGACTTTCACAGCTCAGTGACCTGCGTGATAAGACATACGCACTGAAACATATGTTTAACTTTCGTCCCCCTGTAAGAGAGGAGGATGGTAACCCTAATCACTATAAGCCTTATGTATTACCTGATGATCCAACCGCTTGGTACTACGAAGGAGACAGCTAATGATTGCAAGTAAAGCTATCAAGGTCTACGCCAGTGTAGGTCAGCCTGACGGTGAGTATGTCACCACAGTCTTCACCCCTCATGATGCCCAGCGCATGAAGCTACGACTATTCAAACGTAAGAGTGTGAGGCGTGTTACTTTCACCACAGCTGCGGGTAAATTCCTGCACTCCGAAATAAACAGTAAGGTAACAAAAAAATAAGGCTTCACTATGTACTCTATACCCGTAATCCTAATAATCGTTTATTTACTTGGGTTTGTGTGGTTTATCATAGACACAGGTAAGGGTAACAATGATGGTAGAAACAAAAGGAGATGATCTGATGGTAAAACGCAAGCTGACTATACCAAGTAAGACAGCCAAGGTGCGTGACATTGTAGAGTTTTACTTACACAGTGCAGACTTTGCTAGGCTATCAGGTATATCTCAAAAGAAGTATGAGAAGGAGTTACACAAGGCAGTAAAAACTACTATAGAAAGCAAGGCTTTGGGTGATTACAAGGCTAGTACACTCAAGGCTAGGCATACCAACCAAGCGTACCAGCAGTGGCTCAAGACAGGGGTACACACAGCTAACTATCGTAAGGCTACCCTGTCGGCTGCATGGAGGCATTGTATGAGGTTAGACGTAATGCAGAACGATCCTGTTGCACTGATTAAGATGGAGACAACTCAGCCTCGCAAGGTTAAGTGGACACGGGATCAAGTCAAAGCATTTATGTCTACCGCATACTCTGACTTCAAGTGGCGTAGCATTGGGTTGATTGTGCATATGTCTTACGAGTGGGCGCAGCGTATAGGAGATATGCGTACCCTTACTTGGGATGCTTTAGACCTTGATGCCCAGCGCATTGACATAACACAGAGCAAGCGTGGAGCAGAGGTACACCTACCTATGTCTGACAGTCTATGCGCTATGCTAAAACAACAGAAGGAGGACTTTGGCTTTCAAGATTATGTTGCACCCAAGCCTACACCTAGAGGTGGTGTATATGTGGCCTACACAGTGGATGACATTGATACTATTATCAATGAAGTCAAGCGTAAGGCGGGGCTACCAAAGAAACTTACTGCTATGGATCTTAGACGTACCGCTATCACAGAGATGATTGAGGGCGGTGCTGACCTGGCCCACATCATGCAAGTATCTGGACATCGAAGCCCTGACTCAGTAAAACCGTACATGGTTAATACATTCACTGGGGCTAGTACGGCCCTTGCAAAGAGAGGTAATGATGATGAGTGAAGTAACATTTGACGATAGCCCAAAAAAAGACGGTTGGGTTTATGTAGGCCGTAAAAAGAACGGCAAGCCTAAGTTCCGTAAGTTTACTAATCAATCAGAGGAGCATGTAAAAAAGTACCTAGATGACTTAGGGGTAGCCTACATAGTATATCCTAAAATAAAGATGTTTTTTATTTACAAGAGTAAAGATCCAAAGGATAGGTATTCGCCACGCTATTCGTACTACTACTCAACAGGTCAATGGGGTAGCGATAAAAGAAATAAACACTATCACTCTGAGGGTATAGAGCATTTCATGGCTACATACTACCATTCTGCTGAGCAAGACGCTGAATATTGGAGCAAGAAAACAGATGAACATTCGTAAATATCTTGACAGCCTAGACCTGCGTGAGGATGAGAGCAGACGTATGAACTGCCCATCCTGCTACGCTAAGAATACCTTTACAGTCACCAAAGAGATGGGACAGATCAAGTACAACTGCTACAAGTTAGACTGTAGTATTGGCGGGTATCATCACACAGATCTCACAGCAGCGGAGATAAAGATACTTATGGCTAAACAGGAGAAGCCTGTACAGTTAGAGCCTGAGACTATGGAGATACCTGAGTATGTTGTACAGCCTACGGCAGAGCATGATAAGTTTCACAGGTTCACACGGCGATGGGGTATTGTAGATAACCGACTACTCTATGATGTTAAGGATGAACGTGTTGTATTTCCGATACACTACAAGGGCCGCATTGTTGACGCTAATGGACGTGCAGTTGGCGAGAAGTTACCTAAGTGGTATCGCTACACAGGTAAAGCTGACTACTATACTATAGGAACAGGTAGCAATCTGCTAGTACTGGAGGATTGTGTCTCTGCTATGGTTGCTTACCAAGAGTTTCCCAATGTTACAGCTATGGCTATCCTTGGCACAGCTCTTACGTCTGCACACATGGCTAAAATAGGTAAGTATGACAATGTAATAGTAGCACTAGATCCTGATGCTGCACACAAGACCTTGCAGTTCAGCAGAGAGATAGCACTATGGACTAAAGCAAATAGTACAGCCTTTAGGCTTGACGATGACATCAAGTATAGGCTAACTGGTGACCTAGAGAGATTAAAGGAGTTACTATCATGAACGATCTAAAAGATTTCCTCAAAGATATGGGACTAGAGAGTGTTCACCCTAAGCCCAGCGCAACCAAGCCTGACTATATGCAGCCAGGATATTATGTAGATCCACGCAATGCAAACGGTGAGGTGCCATTCTAATGAAACTAATGTTCTTACTTATATGGTTCGATGCAGTACCAGAACAGGGTGTTAGGTATCACCACCTAGGTACATTCGACAATGAAACAAAGTGCATGACAGAGCTTCGTATTGCTTCTGTTCTTGTCAATGACAAACTAGAAACTATAGAGTGTATTGGAGTACGCATCCGTGATTAAAGCAACATATATTGACCACATGGGTACAGACTTGACGGTAGCTAACGCTGCACGGGTATCCTTCGGCAAGACAAGTGAGATGGAAGACGATCCTTGGGGGCCACCAGTACTCAAAGCTAAAGACGATAAGCTGATCCGCTACCTTGCCAAGCATCGTCATATCTCTCCATTCGGACATTGCTTTGCCAGCTTCCACATCAAAGCACCTGTGTTCGTAGCACGGCAGCTAGTCAAGCATAAGTTCTTGAGATGGAACGAAATATCTAGGCGTTACGTCAAGGATAAACCAGAGTTCTACCAACCTAAGCTAAGAGCTGCTGCTAAAGATAAGAAGCAGGGCAGTGGTGATCCTCTGATACTTAGCATACAGCAGGATGAAGTGATCAAACAGGTTCACATCCAAGCGGCTAAGCAGTACAGATACCTACTAGAGACAGGTGTTTGTGAAGAGCAAGCCCGTGTGGTATTGCCACAGTCAGCCATGACAGAGTGGTACTGGTCAGGTAGTCTTGATGCCTTCTCTGACATGTGTAACCTAAGGTGCAAGTCTGACACACAGGCAGAAACACGGCAGATAGCACAACAGATTGATCGTAAGATGATTGAGCTATTCCCTGTGTCGTGGGATGCACTGACGGAGGAAGAGCAATGATAAAGAGTGAATGGGATCGACTAATAAAAGAACGTGAAGACTTTAAGGAGAATGTATTGGCAGAACATACATCAGACATCGTGAATGAGCCTACACACTATGCACGGTGGGCTATTGAACCTATCACATACATCATGCGTAATGGCTTTGAGTTCTGGCGTGGCAACATAGTTAAGTATGCCAGCCGTGCGGGATACAAGATGTATGAGGGTAAGACGCAGGTACAAAGCGAGATCATTGACTTAGAGAAAGTCCAACGCTATTGTCAGATGCGTATCAATCAACTTAATGGAGAGGAGAAGCTATGATACCTGTAGGTCAACTAAGATTGTTACTCACCAAGGCGGGGCTAGAGTATGTCATCACCCGTGTTGAGGGTAACGTAGCACACGTCAACATTCTTGTAGCGGAGCAACCAGATGTACACAGTTGAGTTTGAATCAGATGCAGCAGTAATCACAACACTAGATCAAAACGATATGTATGAGGATGTTGAGGTTATCTTGGGTGATGGTGGTGATGTGTACATCAGACAGTACGAGCCAGACATGGATTCATACCAGCTAATACTCATGAGCGCACAGCAGTGGATAGACTTGATGGCTGCATACAAAAGCTCAGAAGGTTCCTATTATGTAGAGATGAAACATGAATGAGTTAGGGCAAGGCTTTTTTGCTGGCATGTTTGCAACCTATGTGTTAGCGCTGCCCTTGTTATACCATATGGTAGAGCCAGAAGATCCTGAGGAGAATAGATCTGGCCCTATCAAGTTTGCCTTCCTGTGGCCTGTGATTGCACTGGAAGTAATATACCGTATCTTTGTAGGAGAGAAAGACAATGATGGAACTGGCACTAATTAAGACGTTACTTAGTCGTGACTTCTATGAACAACACAAGGGCATACGTTGCCCAGATAAGATCTTTACCAAGGATGTACGTAAGATTAAGCAGGCACTAGATGCAGCCATGCGTACATACGAGGGTGACTTAAACACATCAGACTTGGAGGCTCTGTTCTACGCTCAGAACCAAACTATGACTACCGCTACTAAGACAGCCTACTCTGATTTGTTCCGTAAGATAAA